TAACAAAGTTGTAGAGGTTATCAAAACTCTAGAATCTACTGATGTAGACTTTGAGTGGTTGGTAGATACAACAGAGAAGTTCTGTAAAGACAAGGCTGTATACAATGCAATTGTTGAAGGTATCTCTATCATTGAGGGTAAAGATAAGACCAGAGATGCAGGAGCAATACCAAGTATCCTTACAGACGCACTTGCTGTAGGTTTTGATAATAGTGTAGGTCATGATTATCTTCTTGATGCAGAATCTCGATTTGAATATTATCACACTATAGAAGAGAAGATTCCATTTGATCTAGACTTCTTCAATCGTATCACCAAAGGTGGATTACCACCAAAAACTCTAAACATTGCATTGGCGGGTACTGGTGTTGGTAAATCTCTGTTTATGTGTCACATGGCAGCAAACTGTTTAAGTCAGGGTAAAAGTGTCCTGTACATCACTCTGGAGATGGCTGAGGAACGTATTGCTGAACGTATCGATGCAAACCTCATGAATGTTTCTATGGAAGATTTGCACGATTTACCTAAGCAGATGTTTGAGAGTAAGATAGAGAATATTATCAAAAACACCAGTGGAACACTTATTGTAAAGGAATATCCAACTGCATCAGCAAATGCTGCACACTTTAGAGGACTGATTAAGGAACTTGCGATTAAGAAAAGTTTCAAACCAGATATTATCTTTATTGATTATCTAAATATCTGTGGATCATCACGATTTAAAGGTGCAGCCAATGTCAACTCGTATATGTACATTAAAAGTATTGCAGAAGAGTTGCGTGGACTTGCAGTTGAGACAAATGTTCCTATCATGTCTGCAACTCAAACGACTAGATCAGGATTCTCTAATAGTGATGTAGGACTAGAGGATACAAGCGAGTCCTTTGGTCTTCCTGCAACTGCTGATCTGATGTTTGCACTTATCAGTAATGAAGAGCTAGACGCACTCAACCAGATTGCGGTGAAGCAGTTAAAGAATAGGTATAATGATCCAACATCAAATAAGAGATTTGTGATAGGAATTGATCGTGCAAAGATGAAACTATTTGATGTTACATTAGAAGAGCAACAGGGTCTTGCAGATAGTAATCAAACAAAAGAGATAGATAAATTTGCAGAGCCGGTGTTTGATAAGACAGACTTTGGTGAAGGGTGGCAAGTATAGTGATAAAAGATATCAAACATAATCATTACCCTTGACAAACTTCATTTTATATGGTACTATTAGATATAATAGAATAGGAAAACAATATGAGTAAGATGAAAAATTTCATGATGGATATTGAAGAGCAGATTATGGATTCAATTGCAATGGGTGCAGAGAACGATACGGATGTTCTTGAATATGTAAAAACATATATTCCGGTAGTTGATACTGATATTATCAACAAAATTGCGAGAAACCACCTAGGCGATGTATAATAACAATTCAAATACGGCTGCACCACGATGTCCAAGTGAACTATGCTATATGCATAACGGTTTTACGTGCAGAGGGTGCGGCAGAACATTACGAGAGATAGAGGATAGAGGGTTGTGGTTACAAAGATCACTACTTATATTGAGTGCAGAGCTGAAAGTAAAAGGACAAATATGATTGATAAAGAGCAGGTAATAGAAAATCTAAGAGAAATCTTTGATCCTGAGATTAGTATTAACATATACGATTTAGGTCTAATATACGATATAGACATAGATCAGGAAAACAAATGGATTACCATAACACATACATTAACAAGTGCATTTTGCTCATTCGCAGATGTAATAGTATCAGAAATAACCGCAGCTGGATACAAAAATCAAGAAGTTTTACATGTAGAAGTGATTACCACATTTGATCCACCATTCACGATGGATAGCGTATCAGAAGAAGTAAAGTTTATGATGGGATGGTAATGGAAGATAAAGAACTGCATTGGTTTGCAAGTGACGATTGCAACAAGATACACCCTGTAATACCTAATAGAACTGCCAAAGTAAAAATACAAGACGGTAGATTGTATGTCTTATTACTAGAATTTAAATACGGAAAGTATAGACTAATTGATAAGGTACATGTTTCATCTGAAGATCATGGCGAACATATAGCAGAAGATTGGGTACTATAGTGTTGCAAAAATACATCTTGACAAACTAGCTTTTGTCTGTTATACTGTATATACAATGAGAAAACAGAGAAAGAAAGAAAATATTATGAAACTTACTGAACTTGGTATAAAAGCCCTAGAAAAGAAAAATGTTCCTAATAGTAAACGTATCCACTATTACATCAAATATTTTTCTAATGAAATTGAAACTGTAGAAGAACTTCTTAACAGTGGTTTTACTATTAATGCTCCTAATCAAAACAGTAAAGGGAAGATTATTCCTAATTGGGAAAGTGATTTTCTTCGTGCTCCTTATATGGGTAGAAAAACTCTAGTATTCCTCAAATCACTACTTAATGAAAATGGTTATCCTGTAGTATGAGATATTACAAATCAAAAGAAATCAACACAAAGAACCATTTCCTCGTAAACACCATATGGCCAGTTGCTGGTAGTAAGAAGGGTGATGAATACAAGATAACAATGCACGATAAAGGATTTACATGCGAGTGTAAAGGGTTCATGTATAATAGTAAATGTAGACACACAAGACAAGTAGTAAGGAGTATAACAAATGAGTAAGTATCTAATCGATCTATTTGATTTAGATAACGATAACGATAACATTACCATGAACATAAATGGTAAAGACATAGAGATGAAACCAGCCATATGCTACGGTAAGGTATATGACAAGTGGTTGGTGAGTGAATGTGGTAAGGTTTGGAGTTTGAAGTATAATAGGAAATTAGTTGGTCAAAAAAGCACCAGCGGACACACTCAATATGCAACGTGTACATCAATTGATTTTTGGGAAGATGGTTCTGGAATGTTTGCCACAGATGGATACAATTATGTTACTCGTAAAATACAAGGGCATAAAATAGTAATGGATACATGGGCTCCATTATATAATAATCCACCAGAGGGTATAGTATGGGAAGAGTGGGAGATTGTTAGAGATTTGCCTACTGTGTATAACCATATAAGCAAGACTGTATGTATAGACCATATTGATAATAACCCTTTGAATAATCACCTTGATAATCTAAGAAGAGTGACCACTTGGGATAATCAAAAGACTAGGAAAGCAAAGGGTATATGAGGTAGTGCGGATAAGTCTACCACAGAAACCCATAAATACCCATATTTGACCATATATTAAAAAGGTACAAATAAAGGTATATACGATATATGTCATAGGGATTAAAGTTTGCAGAGTCTCAGCATTATTTCCACACATACTCAGATATTATCACAGATAGCTTAGTTTCCCCCATGAATATCGATGAAATAATTCACAAAGGGACTTGACAATGGCCATATAGTAGTATATACTCAACTATGTTGAGGGTTAATGAATAACTATAGACTGTATAACATTGTGACATATATGATACACTATGAATTAAATATAGAATAAGCTACAATTGTTCTTGACAAACAGGTATTAGTATGGTACTATAAAGATAATGGAGAGAGAGGCTACTGGAGATGGATTAGCCATCTAGGGTATTAACCACTGAAAGTCTCTCAGGAAAATTGAATGACTGATTTTAATAAGACGCTGAGTGATATCGATATTGTTATGAACCTATTGAAGTATGGAAGAACAAGGGCTGCCATGACTACACTGAGAGCTCTCAGAGAGACTACACTGACATGTATGGGTGATGAATGTGCAGTTGATGAAGAGAGATTACATTGGAGAGTAGAGATACTTAACAATCCTCATAAATATTTCACGGAAGATATGAGGAATACAATACAAAATACGAGAACTAGTTAAACTTTATTAGAGACATTAAGGTTGGTGCGATCATAGTATTATGATCCTGGCTCACAGTAAAGTTCCATTATAATATATGGTGTGAGGGTTCGTGTTGTCTCTTCTTTTTATACCAGTGTGAGGTGTCAGGGATTTATCTCCTTTCTCCCCTTGAACAGACATCTCACACACCACTATTCTCAGGTAAAGGGGGCCTTAAGAACTGACAAGGTAAATGTAATCTATAC